GATATTAGCGTAGAATTAAAAATAATTGATAAAAAACCTGGTCAAGAAAGAATAGCTGATAGAGCAAACCAGGTTAGAGAATATTTAACCGAAATCTATAAACAAATAAATAATACAGGTGTAGATAATAAAGATCTATATAATATAACCCGACTTGAACTAACAGTAGCTGAAAAAGCAGCAGTAAATTATGCAAATAATAAAGGTACTTTACAAAAAGACGATCAAGGCAACAATTTTTTAGTTATTACTAAAACATACACAATAGCAAGAATAGCATATAATTATGATCCTAGTAAATTTACTAACGAATCTAATACATCAGACGAGGCCCCTGGACCAGACTTAACTATACCAGCATCTACCCTTCCTAAAACAATTACTAACAATATTGATAAATTCTTAATAGAATTGAGAGATGAAGCAGTTGCCAGAGGGGGATCAGGTAAAATAGATCTATATGATTTTATTACAGGTAAACTAAAAACCGGAGTATTAGATAATATACGTACAACAACGCAAAAAGAACCATCACCTAAAACTAAATCAGAAATACCTACAGATCCTACAAAAAGGTTAGGGTACCGTATAAGAAAAGGATTTAATACTGAAATAATGGCAGAAAATCGGGAGGATGTAGGTAAAATACCCGATGTAGATTTTAGAGAATTATTTACTGCTTATAAAACTACAATAGGAGATGATTCAAGTCAAGGAGAAACATCTAGCTATATTTACATAAAATTAGGTCTATTATTATATTTTATTAATAATAATAGTATTCTTTATGAAAAAAATGCTAAAACTGATAAAGATAGTGGGTTAAAAAAACCATATCTTTATATTGATTTTAATCCTAAAACAAACTTCTGCTTAACATCAAAATTTCATTTTTCTGTCGATCCTTCAGTTTGTCTAATCCCGGTTAATATATCTCAACAAGGGTATAATGGTTTATTTCAAAATGTTAAAATAGATAAAAATCAATTATTTCAAACAAGTTTAGACGCAGTATCTAAATACATTAATACAGAATTTAGTAGTAAAACTGAAATAGACGAATCTAGAGGAAATATAATGAATATTGGTGTAAATATTGATTTTATTATTAATACTTTATACGCCCAGCAAAAACAGAATGAAAAATCAAACTCATATTTAAGACCATTTCTTGAAACAATACTTGCAGAGATAAATAAATCTTTAGGTAATTTAAATAATTTTAGAGTAGGGTATGATGATGAAGGAAATACTGTTAGAATATACGATGATCAATACGTAAATCCACCTTCAGATCAAACAACTATTAGCACCAATTATACTGAAACTGGAATAGCCGCTATTCCGATATTCGGTAGAAATTCAATAGCAAGAAATATTACTTTAAAAACCGGGGTTAGTACGGCAATGAGTAATCAAATAGCTATTAGTTCCCAGGCAGGTAACCTAGGAGAATTAAACGTAGATGCTTCTTCTTTAGGAAATATTAATAAAAATCTAATAGATAGATTAATGTCAGTAAAAGAAGTAAGCGGTAATCCTGAAAAAGCAACTGAAACAACAACAGGTGATGAAAGTTCAGCAGGATTATTTAATAAACATGTAACTAATATATATAACAATTTTTTAAATAATAAAACTAATGCTGAAATAGCTAAAAATTATTACTGTACGGCAGCTAATAAATTAAAAGCAAATATACCATCAACATCTATCAAACCTGTATTACCTCTAGAACTAAATATTACTATGGATGGTATAAGCGGGATGTCATTATTAGAAGGATTTATTATTCCTACTGATTTATTGCCTATGCAGTATCTTGATAGTGGTCTTTCTAAAGTAGGATTCGCAGTTATGGGTCTTGATCAGAGCATAGAAGGTAATCAATGGACTACAAATATTAAAGGTCAAATGATCAATCTCCCTGACCCAACTAAAAAATTAAGTAATGAATTAGGTGCTGCAGACATAGGAGCTGCTGAAGGTTCTAGAAAAACAACAAATAATATATTTTCAGAACCCATAAATGTAGATATAAGTAGTCTTAATCTATCAGGAGGATATATAGAAATAGCATTTAAATTTATTGCTAAAAATGAAACTTTTATAGATAAACCTCAATGGGACGTTGATCATCTTAGGGCAGGATACGGAACTGATCATATATTAAGATCAGATGGACAATATGTTGAAGTGGGTCCTAATACAATATTTACTGAAAAAGAGGCAACAAATACGTTACTTTATGAACTTAAAAATAAATTTGAACCAGGAGTAATTAGGCAGTTAGGTTCTTCTTCGTGGAATGAGTTAAACGATAGACAAAAGGCAGCATTACTAAGTTATGCTTATAATGCAGGACCAGGTCGTTTAACAAAGAAGGGTATTGTTGATTCTATAAGGAATAAGAATTATCAAGAAGCAGCTGCTAAAATTGCATCAGGACCTATAACAGGTGGAGGTGTAGTATATCCTGGTTTAATAAGAAGAAGAAGAGAAGAATCAGCTTTATTTTTATCTTAAAATATTAACATATGATAAAATATTTTCCAAAAAGTAAAATTATAACTAATCTCTATACAAAGGGAGGTGAATTTATTATAAACGGAAAAGAATATATAGGAGCGTATTATAAAACTTATAGCGGTAAAGTATATTCCGGTAAAAATCCTATAAACGGTTCCTCACAGGAACTATTACCGTTAATAAATAATAGTTCCTTATTTCAAGGTAATGCACAATCTAAAGGAGGAATATTGGTAGATACATATACTAAAAAATATATTGATAATCCAAATGTAACAGATCTTAATTTATATATTAAACCAACTCAATTTTATCCTAAACCTACTGATAATGATTATCAGAAAGGATATATAATGAGATATTTTGCTAAAAAAAGAAACGATATAGGTTATGTTATTGAAATAAATAAAGAAACATATCTATCTCTTACCAAACAGGATAAAGTATATGATTATGTTACATATCAGGCCATAGATGTATTCTGGCAGATAACCGGACCTTTAAGAGATGATAGAAAAGATAAAAAGTATAAAATAGCCGGAATCATAGATACTAATAGAAGATTAGTAGAAAGTAAGGATAAGGCATTTAGAGGTTTAATAGAATTTATCGGAGATAAATATGATAAATTTGCAAGACCAAATGCATAAAGTTGTTTATATGAAAATAATTTTATATATTATGAACAAATTAAGGTTATATGTTTTATATAGTAGAAACGAAAGAACAATTATTACAACTACGAACTAATGGGGACCCTTTTATTCAGATTATACTTTATAATAATAATTATCATCCTATTAATAATGATGTCTCTTTATTATATTATAGAAGCAATAATAAAGGTTATATTCTACCCCTTGACCATAGTGAAGCGTTTTCTCTTCAAAAAGAAGATATAGTAGAGTTTTTATCTAAACACGATAAAATATACTGCCTGGATAAAAAATTACATTCTTATTTTATTCCTTCAGAGAATCTTGTTGATATTAATTTTACTATTTTAGACCAGGAAAATGTTATACCTGATATGGACTGTGATACTTTAGTTCATAGAGATTATTACAGAAAATATTATCACGATCCTAATATTAATAAAATTATTCCTATTTCAAAGCATTACGAAAAATGCGAATGCTTATATGAATCAATAAAAAATTATATCGGTAAAGAATGCAATAATAATATTTACGATGATCTTATATCAGAATATAAAAAGGTAGAAGAGAAAGGTATTCTAATAGATAAAAAAACTTTAGATAAACACTTTGAATTAAACTGGAAACCTTATTCTATAAAAGATAATATTATATATACCTATTATAATCTTTATAATCTAACCAACCGTCCTACTAATTCATTTAACGGAATTAACTTTTTAGCTCTAAAAAAAGATAATAAATGCAGAGAAAGTTTTTACCCTTTGAACGATATGTTTATCGAATTTGACTTTGATGGATATCACCTAAGGTTAATTGCCGATTTAATTGGTTATCATTTAGATAATAAAGAATCAATACATACTATATTAGGTAGATTATACTTTGATAAAGAGGAAATAACTGAAGAAGAATACCAGCAATCTAAATCAATTACGTTTAAGCAGATTTACGGAGGAATAGATAAAGAATACGAGCATATAGAATTCTTCCAAAAGATTAAAGAATATATATGGAGCTTATGGAATCTATTCAAATTAGAGGGTAATATTAAATTACCTACCGGAAGAATATTACATAGAGATAAAAATGAGAATTTAAATCCTCAGAAATTATTTAATTATGTTATACAAAATTTGGAAACCAAAAGTAATGTTCTTATATTGAAAGAAATAAATAAACTACTAGAAAATAAAAAGAGCTTTATATCATTAATCGTGTATGATTCGTTTTTAATAGACTTTTCAACTGAGGATAAGAAGGATACACTACTAGGGATAAAGAATATTATTAACGATTTTAATTTAACATCAAAAACTAAATACGGAAAGAATTACGATTCTTTAGTAAAAACAAACTATTTATAATGGATACAACGTACACGTTTCAAGATATAATGAATAAGTTATTCTGCACTTTTACTTCGGAAGAAGGATTAGAAGACACTCTTAAGAACATCAAATCTCATTATTCTATCCTTTATAATAAGATTTTTATTTTAGAGGCTAAGGATAGCGACGAGTTATTATGTACTTATAATATTGATCCGAATAACTCAAATTCAAAAATCATTCCAAATACGATACTACTTCATCGTAAAAAAGAAACGAATACTCTTTATACTATAAATGCTCTTAATCTTTTAATTAAAGAATTAAACGGCGGGGTTGTAGATTCTAACTACAAGATTGAATGGCCTGATTTTAAGAACACAGTTCTTTTAACTCAAGGTACAGACTTAAGAAAGTTAGAGACCAAAATCAACAAAATCGTATCAGTTTAATTTTTTTTTTAAAAGTAGTTGGAACTTATAGTTTAATTTACTATATTTAAGAATTACTATTAATCAAAAGTTACGCAAATGGATTTAAATCTAATCAAAAACAAGCTCGCATCATTGCAGCAAAAACAAGGCGGAGGTAAGAAAGACTTTTCTACTATCCTCTGGAAACCAGCTATCGGTAAACATTCAGTACGAATGGTTCCATCAGCCTACAACAAATCATGGCCTTTTAAAGAGGTATTTTTTCACTACGGCATCGGCTCTCGTACAATGATTTCTTTGATTAACTTCGAAGAAAAAGATCCTATCGTTGAATTTGCTGCTCAAATCAGCAAAAGTAATGATAAAGAGAACTGGCAACTAGCTAAGAAATTACAACCTAAGATGCGAGT